TGATAAAGTTGAGGTTTTTCTAAAGGCTGCGGTATTAAAATTAAATTATGTTGATCAGCGATCTTCTTTGCATACTGCTGAAGATCTTCCTCTCTTAACATAGTAGACTCTTTCAAAGTCCTTTCTTTACCGGGAACTTCCATTACCTTTGCAATACCTTTAGCTTTTTTAGGAGTTTGAGTCATTACTTGAACACCTTTAGGATTCTTAGCTTTTTTCTTCTCTTTCTTTCCTAATGTATCTTCTGTATTTCCTTTTGCATCCTTCTTAATAACTTTCATCTCGTTAGGCTTATCAGTTAAATTATTCTCTTTAACTTCTTTCATCTTCAAATCCTCATCCATAGCTTTTACAGCTTTGAAATTAGCTAATTGAAGTTGTTTGTAAGCATCTGGATCTTTTAAAATAGTATCTACTACTTTCTTTCTAGCTTTAATATAATTCTCATCAGTAATTTCTGGCATTTGAGCTAATTCAAACTGAATACCGTGATATACTTGATAATAGTTTAATTGATCAATACCTGGTACTGGAGGAGTCTCTGCATTTGGATTATGTCCGTAAACACCTTCAGGTTTAGCTGCTTCAGATATGATACGCTTACCCTTTAGTATCTTTATTGTATCTTCGAAGGAAGAAACGTTAGTTACGTGTTGAGGAAACTCCATACGCACATTGCGCATAAAGTTCTGCTTTGACATTTTACCTTCTAAAAGGTCTGTATACTGTTTTTGTATATTTTTCATACTAATAAATAGTTTATCTTCCTTGTCCTCTATAAGCTTTTGGCCTTGGACTATGTTTATTAAAACTCTTTTGTGCAGAACCTACTTTTCTTTTACCGAACGATACCTTGTTGCTATTTGCTGATTTCGCTTTTGCCATTATTTAAGACCTTTTACTTTTGTATAAACTTCGACAACCTTTGAATGAATTCTTTCAAAAACCTTTTTAGTATTATGTTTATACTCTACATTTGCTTCTCCTTCTGAAAGATCGTTTCTCATTTGAGAGGTAAATTCAAGTAATTTAGTAACTTCGTCTAACTTATGTTGTATCATCTTAGCTGCTTGATGTAATTGATCTGGCTTAGATCTCATTGCAGCTTCTTTTTTAAATTGATTGTAAGCTCTTGATTCTTCTAAAGCTTCTTTCCATAGCATATCTATATCGATACCTTTCATTTGCTTACCGGCTTCTTGAGCAGTTGGGGCTTTAGTAAATCCGACACTAGAATAAGCATTGAGATTTTTAGAACCTTGACTGTTTGTCTTTGAAGGCTCACCAGCAAGACGTGGCGCGTCTTCGTCTATACCTCCTGAAAGTCTTTTATAATTCCACATTGCAAGTTTACGAATCATTTCAACATCGTCTTTTGCAGTAAAATCAAAATCATCTCCTACTCCGTAAAAGCTCCCATCTGGCTTAGCATAAATTTTAACTAATCCGTCCTTACCGTCGTATATTGCTATTTCACTGTCTTCAAAAGTTCCTTCTTGGTACTTTTTCTTTCTAGTACCTGCTGCATATTGTTCGCCATTACCTGGAGTAAATGTAGCTCCGTTTGTAACACCGCCGCCTGTAGTAGAACCGCCAGCAGGAGCTGCTGCTCCGTCTTCGTTCATACCTTTAAATGTATCTTGTATAATTTGAATAGCTTTCTCAGGAGTCATAATACCTTGACGAATAGCATTCATAATAAAATCTACTAAATCCTTATCAACTCCAGTTTGGCTTATAACATCTTCTATAGATGCATTAATTTCATCTTGATCTTCCAATAAGAACTGCGTTGCGAATTGATTATTCATTATTTAGTAGCTTTTAACTCGCTGATTAATTGGTAGTATTGCATGAGACCGATAAGTACTTCGTCCTTAATAGATTCGTTAACGGCTATCGGTTTGATAAAGTTTAACACTTCATTTAATTTAATTTGAAGTACTTTATCTTTTGTAGTTTCTTTAAATCCTACAATTTCAGTTTTTACTTCTAATAATCTAGTATTTAAGTAGGTTTTTAGCTTTTTAGTATCTGAAATATTATTAATATATTCTTTTAATAAGTCTCTTTGTTCTTTAGATAGAGAAGAGTATTTTTCGTTGAACCTTTCAACTAAAATCTTATAGGCAAGTACTCTAATCTCTTTATCTTCCTTCATAAACTCCTCGACTACCTTAGAAGCTACCTTTCTTTCGGTTAAAGACTCCTTTGTAATATGTTCAAGTAAGCTTAACTTATTGGTAATGATTTGTTTAGTATCATTCATCGCAGAACTTAACTGATTTTCGATAAGAGTGTATACAGAAGCGTAAACTTTGTATGTTTCTATCTTTGCTTTAAAGAAATTATCTAAGTCGTAGTGCTTTTTGATCTCTCTAATCAAGTTATACTTCTCTTTATCTATTTTTTCTCTATCTAATTTCTTAGCTTGCTCGATAATAGTGCTAACTAGTACCTCAGCTTTAGATTCATTAAGTTTTGGTGCATTTAACACTGTACTATACAGGTTATATTCCTTACTTAACTCTGTGTTTGTAAAGTACTTCTTAAATATTTTTACAGCTTTTGAGTCTATGTTAGACATCAGGTCAGAAGTCGATTGTCTGACGAGAAGCTCAAAAAGAACCCCCGTATTTTTGTATTTGCTATGTTTGATCATTACTTTTTAGCTTACTAATAAATATCAATGTGTTATATTAAATCTGAATCTGGTCTAATAAGGTCTTCATTAAGAAGTTGACTTGGTTCTTCATATAGATTCACTCTTTTTTTCTTAAAAGCCTCTAAAGCGCTTTTATTTTGCTGATATGCAGCTGTTGTTCTAGTGTAATCCTCTTTTAACATTGTTTTCTCATTAGTCTCTTTCAAAGCTAACGGACTTCCGCCGTGAAACTTGTTTTTTAATGAGTTTCCAGCTTCACCTGTCTGTGGTTTAGACTTTAAATCGTATACTCCCATTCTATCTCTTCCTAAAGGATCTTCTGCTGTGTTAATTAACGATACTTTCTCCTCTGGTCTACCTGGAAGCTTAGTAGGCTCTGAAGGATTTATTTCATCGTATCCTTGAGGTACGTTATTTCCACTTAAAGGTGCTGATCCATATCCGCCATACATTGAAGCAATTTGGTGAGGTGTACCATAAGCTTGTCCTGATTCTGCTGGATCATTACCTTCTTCTTCAATTTGCTTCATTCTAAAGATACGCTTCTTATCTTCAACGATTAAATCGCGGTATTCATCAAACTCTTCTTCAGAGAATTGGAATAATTTGTCGTAAATCCAGTCTGTAGGTAAGAAACTAGTCTCCATCATCTGTGCAGCTAGATCCATCTTCTCTTTCATCAATGCAATTCTTTCTTGCTCGTAGATGATAGATGGAGTAGTTAATGCTAGGTCGAAGTTAGTAAGAGATTCATCGTCATATCCGTGTGCATATAGGTGAACCAATGCAATCTTAGTTAATTCGCTAACAACAATACGTTGTATTCTCTCAATAGTACGTGCAAATCTAATATCTTCAGCAGCAAGTGTTGCTTTACCTGTTAAATCCTTTTCGTACCCTAAGAAAGCCTTAGGGACTTTCAATGCTGCGAACAGTTTGTTAAGTAAGTAGTTAATATCCTCAATCCCGTTATATTCCAAAGGCGGAGCATTGTCTATCCTAGTAGATTGATCATTACCGCGAACAGGAATGAAGAAATCTTCAAGCATATTCTGAACGTTGTAATTTAAGTTGTATTGTCCTGTTTTAGCATCAATAAGAGGAGTTTTCTTCATCTTAGAGATCATACGTTGCATGTAATTCTCAACTTCTGCAGGTGGAATAGCTCCAACGTTAACGTAGAAGATTCTTCTTTGAGGTGCACGAGTTAATCTGTGAACCATCATCGCATCTTCCATTAAAACGTATTGCTTATAAATCTTACGTCCTGGTTCTAAGTAAGAACGGCCATAAGGTAGGTAGTTAATATCGCCAATTAACCTTAAGTGAGCCATTTCGTAGTTGTAAAACGTAACGCCTAAGTCTGTATTTTGATAAGACGTAGAATAACCTGCAGTAGCACCTAATGCCGCTGTAGGATCGTACTTAAAGATTACCTCTGACGGGTTCTTTGGGTTAGTTCCTTCAAGTCTTACGATATTGTAAGCTGAGAATGGAATAACGTTGTAAACTCCGTACTTTTCTGCTACTTCTAGCTTAAGGAAGAAATCGCCATACTTACACATATTTCTAATCCAGAACCAGAGGTTGAATTCAACGTTAAGTATGTCATAGAAAAGGCTGTAAAGTATCTTTTGAATGTTTTCATCTGCTGATCTAATTTGTATGACA